GATCAGGTAGATTTGGTAGAGCATCGGATCGGGGAACTCGGGGAACGCGATCCGCATCGCGCCGAGCTCCTTGGAATCTGGGAAGATGTCCGCCGCCTTCGGTTCGCGGAACCGGAAGATCGCGCCTTCGCCCGCCACGTCCGATAGATCCACCGAAAGAACCCCGAGATCGGGGTCCTTGGCGATATTCGCGAGGGACTTAAGCATTAGGCCCAGGCCGTCGCAACACCATTGGCGCCGAGCGTCACGCTGACGTTCTCCACAACGGCTTCACCATTGCCAGCCGACAAGCCCCAGCCGGTCACCACGCCGACGTAGGTTTTGATGGCGGTGGTGAGGCCGCCGAGCGTCAGGACCACTTGGATATAGTAGCCTTCCTTGAGCGAGCAGATCGGGCCGACAACCGAATCGACCAGCAGCTCGAGCTCGAGGGTACCGGAGGACTTGGTGGTCTGCGCCTTGCTCACGGTGTCGCAGAGGGCCGAAACATCGACCGTGGCGGTGGTGGTGGAAACACGGGCGGTCCGCGCCAGACAAGTATACGTGTCGGCGGTGAAGGTGGAAGGCGAACCATCCTGGGCGCCGCCGAAGGCGATGGTGACGGTGCAGTTTTCGCCGATCAGCGCGGCGGTTCGAGAGAATGGCATGGTCTTGTATCCTTACGACTGCGTGATCGCGTTGTAGACCGCCGTCACGCCGATATCGGTGCGTCCTCCGGTGTTGAGCACGAAGCTCTCGGCCGTGCTGCCGCGCCTGAAGTAGAACCGTGGGCTGGTTGATGTCACCGTCTGGTTATCCAGGAGCGTGTCGATCCGGTCCATGATCTGCTGGGCGCGAAGCATCGAGATGCTCCCGCTCTGATTATCCCATACCGTGACCCTGAAGCTCGGCCTGGCGAAGGCCCGTGAACCGCAAAGCGCCGTCTCGTCCTCGCTGCTTCCGCCCATCGCGAACACAACGTAGGGGAACCTCGGGGCCTTGCGCGATACCGGGTCGATCTCCGGCGCCACGGTGTTGTAGATGCCCTGCTGGTAATTGGCCGGGAGGTTGTCCGCCGCGAGTAGATCATCGAGCGTCGAGTCCGCCACCAACGTAGCGTATATCCATCCCTCGATCACGCCTGCCTCGAACGCCATCAGAAACCTCCCAGGATCGAACGGATGGCCTTTTGGAACGCCTTCTCATGTCGACGAACAGCGGGACCGAGGAACGGCCTGGCGGGGATATGCTTGCCGTTCTCCGCGATCCAGCCGATCTCGAGCGGGATACCGTACTCCGCGCCGACGTTCACCTCCGCGGTCGTCCGGTTGATCCGGCGATGCTTGATGCTGTTCGCAAGGTTGCCCGTATCGCTGTTTGGCGGGAACCCGGGTGGCGAGGACCAGTGCACCTTGCCACCGCGGTCGTATGGCAAGTGCTGGCCCGAGCTTTGCAGGATCGATTGCTTGGTATCGCCCTCGATGTTCGCCGCGGTCGCCATCACCACCATCTCGAGCTTGTCGAGGTTGTCGTGGTACCTCCGCAGGTTCGCCAGGCGGATATCGACGCCCAATCGGATCACGGCGCCAGCACCTTGATCTCGAGCGGGCCGAACCGCCTAACCACGCTGCCGACGGTAAACCCGATCGTGAGCCGCACCAGCGCGGACGTTGGGTAGGCCGCCGGGTTGAGGATCGATACGATGCCCTGCGCCGAGTACTGTTTCGTGAGGGTCACCGTACCGCCTCCAAACGAGTACGCCGAGCCCGTCGCGATATTCGTGTAGGTGGCCGACAAGGTGCCGGTCGTGATGTCGATCGGCGATCCGTTCTCGTCGACCAGACGAACAACGTAGACGTGCCAGTCGCCCGTCCAGGCACCGAGTTGCTGGATCTTGTCTGGATCCTCATAAAGATCGATAATCTCGGCCATCTCAAACCTCCCTCACATAGATGCGGAGCGGGCCGAAGACCTGCGTGTCCGAAGCGCCCGTGGTGCGGGTGATCGTGGCGGTGTAGGTTCCAGCGGTGTTCGTCGTGGTCGTGGTGATCGTCCAGGTGAGCTGCCCGCCAGCGGCGTAAGTTGCCGTCCCGGTGAGCGTCTCGACGAGCGTTCCCGCGGAGTTGTACACCTTCGCCGAGAGCGTCGCGCCGGTGATGTCGACGCCGGTTCCGGTGCCGTCCACCAGCGTGCAGTCGATGCCGTGCGTCGCGCCCTTCTGGAGGTCGAGCGGCTGGTCGGCGCCTTGTCCGTCCGCCTTGACCTCGAACGGCCCCATGCGGACGGTCGTCGCGCCACCGCCTCCACCACCTGCGGGAGCCTGCTCGAGCGCCTGGGCCGTGTACCGGTAACCGGTCGGGCTGTCGGCCTCGATCAGCGTCGCCAGCTTGGCATAGGTCGATCCGGTTGCGTAGTCCGCATCGACGAACGTTCCCGGCTGAACTTCGTGCACGTCTGCCGCGACATGGTGCGCCGCGGTCACCTTGACCTCGTTGCCGTTCGTGCCGTCAGATCGGATCACGAGGCCGCCGAAGGTACCAGCGGTCGTGTGCGACGCCGTGGTGGCGTTCCACACGGCATTCTCGGCCTGCGCCGCAGTGAGCGTCGAGAGACCCGACTGGATCTCGGTGACCGCGTCCGCGGCGATCGCGTCCGCGTCGATGGCGTTGGTGGCGATGCTCGCGGCGGTGATCACGTTCGCATTTATAGTCCCGACGGTAACGGCCGACGTCACCGATCCGACGGATCCTGTAACCGATCCTACGGCCCCGGTAACGCTCGCGGCGCGGACACCGTCGCCGGTAATGGCCGACACACCGCCACCCAGAACCTTGCCGCCGACATCTCCGGTGACCGAACCGACCGCGCCTGTAACCGAGCCTACGGCCCCAGTAACAGAACCAACCGCGCCCGTAACGCTTCCAACCGAACCCGTAACCGAGCCGACCGAGCCGGTCGTCGAGAAGGTCTGGCTGCTGGCCAAGGTTACGCCCGAGGCCGACGTGATGTTGGTCGTCGACGCAACGGTCGTCGGGAACGTCGCGGTAAGGAAGCCGGTCGGCTGGGTATAGGTCGCCATGCGGCTGGTGATCGTCGCGTTGAGGTTTGTACCGACAATGTAGCCGGCGGTGCCTACGCCGTAGGAGCCAGGAATCGCGGTCGACCACGGGTCGCCGGACGAACCCGCGCCCTTGAGGTAAGTTCCCGCAAACCCGGCGGTCGTGTAACCACTGATGTTGGTATCCCAGACGTTCGCAGCGGTAAGGCTGGAAACGGAAGAGGGGAACGTCACGCCGCCTGCTGCCGTCACCGTTTGTCCGGCAAGTTGCGTCGTATTCGCCGAGACAATGCCGCCAACGGTGATCGCCATGCTCGAGAAGTTCGCCGGGAATGCCTGCGTCAAGCTGTATCCGGTCTTGTCCGAGACCGTTCCCGCAGTGACCGCGCCGCCACCGTTGATCGCCAGGCTGGAGAAGTTGGTCGGGAATGCCTGCGTGAGCGAGTAGCCTGTCTTGTCGTTGTTGGTACCCACGGTGACGTTGCCGCTCGTGGTGCTAAGTTGCGCGGTACCGGTGCCGCTTGTAATGATCGCGCCCGCAGAGCCGCTCGCCACGTTGGGGAGCGCTGTCAGGCCGAGCCGGACCGTGTCCATCAAGTCGATCGCCACCAGCTGGTACTCGGTGTACACCGGAGCGATGCCTGTAGCCTGCACCGAGATTAGGAGCTGAGTGGAATTCGAGACGGCAAACCGCGCATCCGCGATTTGAATTTCGTACACTCCGGGAAAGTTGGTCGCGTCAACCTCGCGGAAACGGCATTTGGTGGCCGTAGGAGCCGCGTAGGTGCCGAGCGTGGTCACGGTCTCGATGGTGGAGCCTGCGGCCGTGTACGTGGTCGCCGTGGCCTCGACGTCCGCGATGGTCGAGATGATCAGGCCGGTGGACGTGTTGGTGAGGCCGGTCTTGCCCGCGCCCGTCGTGACCGCCGAGTCCTGAAGGAACACGCGGAGGATATTGGAGGTTGCGCCTCGCTTGAGTATCTCTTTCGCCATCTCAGCCTCTCATGCCTCCCGCCATGCCGGGATGGACGATCATACCGCCCGAGCCTCCGGTGAACGCCGTCGTCCTTACCAATACGGTGATGATCGGCAACCTTGTGTCATTAGTAAATGACCATGCCCCAGTCGTTTGCCGTTCGCAGTATCTGATTGTTTGGTTGCTATACGCCGTGATGTCATTTGCGGTTGGCATATTTATATAATAGAAATTGCCAGTGACAGTACTCGTTGCTTTCAAGCCAATTATATATTCTGTTCCGCTATTCAAAGTCGATAAAGTTGCTTCATCAAAGTAATATTCAGAGGTTCCACCACTTGATCTTGCCAATTGATCAGTGTCAATCGTGATTTGCTGGAGAACCGTCGTGTTGTTGTATAGTGTCACATTAAATGTCCCACCGGCTGTTGTGACTCCAAGATTGAACCTGCAACCGATTATTTCGTAAGTCGAAAATCCTGTGGATGGCATTGTAAATGCCAATCCCATTTCATCCGGATTGCTAGTATTTGTAGCCGCTACGACGGTGCTCGATACATATGGATTTCCATATGTTTTTGTTGATGACCTCAAAAGAAAAATTTCGTCATTGCCAGCAGTATCAATCGTCCCTCCTCCGCTGGAATATGGAGGGCTGAAATAACGCCCTGTTCCAGTCGTTGAACCACCGGCCGAGACATATCTGGAAATTTGTACCCTGTTCGATGCATCCCATGTACCAGCTTGCGATCGAAGAACAACAGCTATAAATTGGCCCCTTGTCGTCGTGACACTGGTAGGTAGCGTATGGGTTACGAATGCTCCATTATTTCCAGTGGACCAACCAGTATAATCCACATAGTTAGTTGCCCCTCCAAGCCACGTACCGTCATTCTGACCGGTTGTTGCCGAAACGCCTTGAAGACCTACGCGGAGAGTCCCAGGCGTACCAGTCAAACCGTTTTGACGCCATCCTACCGTCGTAATAGTCGCGGCTTCAGGAATTATAAAATAGCTGTTGAACTCTGACCCAGATGCTTGCATTTGAGTCGACGTGGTAGCGGGACCACCACCGGGTAAAAATCGAAATCCATGGGATGGAAATTCAAAAAAGCTACTCATTGGATACGCACCACGTTGCCGGAATTCACAGTCAAGTCGTATGTGGCTGTTTTATTGACAACGTTTCCGTTCTTGCCATTGTAGGCAACGAGGAATAGTCGAAGCATATTTGGCATGGCATTATTCAATGCCGTGTCATTGACGTACAAATCAACATCTGCCTGCGATATAAATGTCAAACAATTGCCATCCGCGAACTCAAACGTAACATCGCCTTTTGGTCCCACAGTTTTGGCTATAAGCGTCTGCGACAACGCCATCACTCACCATCCTTTTTCGACAAGGCGAACACCGGCTGGGTCTTGTCAGCGCGGGTAAAGAAGCCCATCGTGGCTCCGACCAGCGCGGGTATCAGCGCATTGATCGACATCAGCCCGGCGAACTTGATCCGCGCCGCAATCTCCTCCAGCCCGGCCTCCTGCGGCATGGGAGTTGCGAACGCCTGTTGCATGGCAGGAGACACCACCGCGATACTGGTCGCCAGCATCACGGTCACCAGCCTCTTGATCGATACGTTCCTCATAGTCACCAGGCCTCCGAAAAACCGACAACGACCGTGATGAACTGGTAGGCCATAATGGCGCATCCGATCACCGCGAACGCATTGATCACGAAACGAATGATCTTGTCTTGCATCATTTGACCTTCGTGCTTTCCAAACGGAACAACCGCTCCTCGATACCGTCCAGGCGTGTCGATTGAGCGCGTACGCCCTCCTCGATGCGGGCGAGGGATTTGGCGGTCTCCTCGGCTCGAAGCTGCTGTTGCATGGCGATCGTCCAACCACCGATGATCACGGCCACCACGGTGCCTGCAATCTGCACCAAAGCCATAAACCACGGTCCTGGATTGCCCGATCCTTGTGGCACCGCATTCGCATTCGCCTTCGCCGTCATTGCGCCCGCTCCTCGAGGTCGAGATGTTGGATCAAAAGGTCCGTCGTCCCGGAATCCGAGCCCGTGACCTCCCAGTATTGGTTGGAATTGCCGGGAACGTAGACTCGATCCCGAGGCTGGATATCCACCGACAGATGCACCAGTAGCATCCACCGGCTTACCGTTTCGATACCACCAGCCGGTTGCGCCTCGTTGCCGAGGCCAGCCGACAATCGCGCCTTGTGCGTCCCGATCTTGCGCCAGGAGAGCGTCGTCCCACCACGGCCGTCGGCGGTCATGGTGAAGCGGTGCACCTCGATCAGGTCGGGACAAAGCCGCGCAACGAACCGCGCGGACAACCGCTCCCGCAGCTGGGTATCCATCAGATGATCACCAGCGGACGATACACCTCCGCCTGGCCGAGACAATGCGCTCGGAGCTGGGAAAGCTTGACATCGCTCGAGCCGTCCTTGGCGTCGATCTCGCCCGCCACGCGGGATGCCTTGATAAGCCAGACCTGCCGCGCCGCGGAGCGGACATCGTACCGCTCGACGTGCGCCGGTCCAACGTCCACCCAGAGGAGCTGGGGATCGGACGCGCCCTCGGAATAGAGCCATCCCTGGAATAGGTTGCCAGGAGCGGTCGGCCAGTCCGGCTCGGTCGAGGCCGTGGTGCCCGCGGTGCGGCACTCGTATACACGGCCATTGGGCGTGGTCGGGACCACCCGGGACCCGACGCTATAGGCCGTCGCGGCCGTCCAGGAACTGAACCGCTCGAACTGGTCGACCACCGTGCCGATGTCGGTCGTCGATACCTCG